AGCACCAGCCGGGCCTGTAGCACCAGCCGGACCAGTTGCGCCTGCAGGGCCTTGAACACCTGTCGCACCTGCAGGGCCAGTCGCGCCAGCCGGACCTGTAGCACCAGAAGGTCCAGCCTGTGTATACATCACCTGCTGAAATGTTGCAATAAGTGAGGCGGTTGATGGATAGACCGGGCTTGCGCTGGAAGGATACGTCTGAATCGAAACATGTGTTGTAGAAGTTGACCAGAGCAGTTCTACATAACTTCCGGCTGTCAAGTCAAGTACAAAGTTCCAACCGGCGATGATGTGTCCAGGGGTACTACCACCGTGCTTTGCTGGAACAGACACAAGACCTGTCGAACCGACTACATCGTTTCCGTTGATCCGAATCCACACGAAAACGTCTTGGTCCGCTACATCTGTGTTTTCGAACTGGCCACTCCACTGGAAGTTATAGGTTCCTGCATTATCGCAGGTCAGTTGTGACCCAGAAACAATTGAAAATCCGTTTGCAGAATCCGTTGTGTTAAACGTCATTGCCTGTATCGTCGACGGCGCTGCAGGAACCTGGTCTGTGTAATCGGAAAATGCGCCGTAGTATCCGAGCGCGCCGCCGGCGCCTGTCGCGCCGGTGACGCCTATAGTGCCTTGCGGACCAGTTGCACCTACAGCACCGGTAACGCCTGCGGGACCAGTTGCACCGGCTGGACCAGTTGCGCCCACGACACCAGTCGCGCCGGTCGCGCCTTGTGCGCCTGTCGTGCCAGTGACGCCAGTAGTACCTTGAACACCAGTTGCGCCTGTTGTACCAGTGACTCCTTGAGTGCCTTGCGCGCTGGTAGCACCGGTTGCGCCTGTGACACCCTGTACACCAGTAGGACCGGTTATGCCAGTGGCACCAGTAATTCCAGTGACGCCTGTTACACCTGTTACACCAGTTACACCTGTTATACCTGTGACACCTGTAGTGCCTTGCGGTCCAGTTACTCCTGTGGCACCAGCCGGTCCGGCGGGCCCAACAGGACCTTGAACGGCACCCTGGACAGTTCCACCTCCACCGCCGATGGGAATGGTACCTGTGACAATTACATTGGCGAGATCGATTGTTGATCCATCGCCGTATGGAAAGAGAATATAGTACTTTTCTGGCTTTACACCGTAGATCCGTTCAGTAACTTCGTAGGCCCAGTTTTTTGGTCGAAGAAGTTGGTTATCTGTAACCGGAAGTACTATACTGAACGACCCTGTTGCGTCCAAAGTCGCTGTAAGACTGCTATCATTTACGATGATAGCGTCGTCTTGGTCGAGGATCTTAGTTGTAGGCTTAAAGGTGATCTTCCCCTGCGCCGGCGAGCCACTTGGGGACTGGAAGCTTCCGATAAGCGTGCGTGTTAGAACGTCATTAGACCATGCCATCTTGGCTACCTCGCGGTGTTGTATCCGGGATCAGCGCTATATGTCTCACACGGCTCTCCCGGATCGCTGTCATGGTGGCTATAGCAAATCTTGCAAAGTCAGTTGCCGAAAACTATCGCTATCATATCACTTTCATCAGCAATTGATGGTTGGTCCCGCGCAGGCAGGCGCGTCGTCGTTTTGTTGTCCTTGGATAGAAACTACTATCTAAGGAACTAGCGTCCAAGCACTGGTCGACGGGTCAAAAACCTTTGCTCTTGGCGAAAGCGTCCAGGTTGTGCCGGTCCACTCTTTCATATGAACTTGCACCCAGTTGATGCCGTTCCACCACAGAAGTATTCTGAAATTCATATGAAAGCTCCAGAAAGAAAATAGTTGTTAGCCAGCACCGTAATACGAAACGATGGCAGCGATCTCTGACGCTGACAGCGCACGACGGAAAATGGCAGCAGCGATAAACTCCATGTCGGCAGAACCGGGACGGCCGCCAATCCGCAGGGTCAGCGCGTTCGACAGCGAGCCGATGGCAGCGGTGGAAGTAGTCGCCACTGTGTTGTTGTTGGTGTAGGCGCGCATGGTTTGCACCGTACGGTCAATGACGCTGGCTAGCAGGACGACGTTGCCGTTGGTGTAGCTGCTTGCCCCGTTGAACTGTGCAGTGGTCGCGTCGCCAATGAACATGGCAGGAGTGTTCGGGCCTGGGTTGGAGTAGATCACATAGCCAGCAGATCCAGCGGCGGCTGTAGCTGACTTGCCCATGTATGCCGTGAAACTGGTGGGCGTGGCCCATTGCCGCATGAGCACAATGACGCTGAAGCTGTCGGTGGCGTTGAAGTCGAGCAGGTCGTTGTCGGCGACCTCGAGGTAGTCGTCCGCGCCGAATAGGAGGGTCGGGCGGGTGACGAGACAAGACTTTAAACCAGAGGTCCCTCTAAGTATGGTAATAGTTTGACCTGTTGTGCATGTAAATGATGAATGCGAAGTAGAGGTCGTTTTGGTGAAATCAACATCGACTAGGTTGGGTCCTCCGATTTGATCTCTAACAATGACTCTATAGATTTTACCTTTGTAAGGCTCGTTAAAACCATCGTACGTTCCGATATACCAAGGGGATGAAACGTTCTGGATGAGCCTTGTTATAGTTGTTGACCCCAGTTGAATCCACTCTGAATCTAAAGGCTCTGTGTCTTTATCGGGACAAAAAAGTACTTTAACTAGACCGTCGGACGCTCTGCGATTTACTTTTATCCAAAAGGGTGTTACACCATCTAGTACATATGAAGGAAGAACGTTGGGAAAAGAAACGGTGCTATTAGCTACCCCGTCGCTAAACCAGATGGATACAGCCGAAGACCCTTGACCGAAGAATACTCGGTTGCCTCCCCCTGTCTTGCATATCCAGTTACCACCATTCTGCCCTGTAGCAGACACCATCTCAGTGGTTAGTCGTCCTACGTACTCAACTTCATTGCTGAGTACATCCAAGGATGTTCCCTCAATTCTGGCTGAGTTACCTGTTACAAACGGCAGATAAAGGTAATTTCTACCGGTGTTAGTTAACACTACTGGATCATTAATATCAATAGTACTGGTACTACCTAACCTAGCGTTAAGGGCATTAAGGGTTTCGCCACCTGTGCCCAAGTTGTATAGGTACCCGTCTTGAATAGGTGAAAGGGCGGCATCTAACCATAGAGTGGCTGATCTCAGCAGACTGTATGTAGTGCCTAGATCTGAGTAGCTCGATGCAACTACTCCAGCGGTACTAGGCACTCAAGTCTCCTACCAACACGTACACGTCAGTCGAGATGCATAGCAGGGTGGCCATACTGTACTGTGCTCGCAGTCTCAGTGATGGGGTGGCGTTCACTGTTGTTCCGGCGCCTGCAAAGAACGTCACCGTGCCACCTCCAAGTGCGACAAAGTCGATGCGCTGACCTGCTAGAAGGCCAAGACCCACTGGGACAGTGATGACAGCAGCTGAAGAATTGGACATCGAGATCAACTTACCAGCGTCGCCAGACAGCAGAGTATAGCTCACATTTTGACCGTTGATGGGTTGCGGTGTCAGCCAATCGCCTTGCGGACCAGTAAGCGTCGTGTCTACCCAAAGAAGCGTCGTGTCCACTGGAGGAGTGTTACCGACATGGATGCCGGAATCGCCCTTAACTCCTGTCGGCCCCTCTGTACCTACAAGGTTCCAACTGATTCCGTCCCAGGTCCAAGAGATGAGTCCGTTGGCAAAGCGTTCGCCAACATTAGGAGAGTTAGGAAAGTCAACCATGTTGGTACCAAGTTCTTGTTAGAAGAGGAGACAGCGGAATAGTTCTGTCTGGCTGTTTCTCATGTGATACAGGTACGTGAGTGTGTCAGTACCTGAGGTAAATGTGACGGTGAACATTCGGTCACCTACTACACCCGTACCTTGAGGGTACAGAAGTTGCCCAATTGGTTCCATAGTCTGGCGGCTTGCTGAATACCTCAGGAACCTTGAGGTGGTGTCCTTCTGGACATACATGTTGCCATTGTGTCCGTTATCCCATGACGTGCCTGTACCGAAAACCTCACCTTGACGTAGGTACGTAACGCCACTCACCCATGTGTTACCGGGGATATCGTAGTAATCAAGGGTGCTTGATGAACTGCCACGGAATGAGTAAAGGCGGCGTCCGTTGATGATGCTGCTCTCGTTTGCCCATGCTGAGTTAGTTTCGTTGGTTACCCATTGCAGGCTCATACCAACGTTAGGGGAACCGCCTCTAGCAGAAACTGGGGTAAGAGTTGACCAAGAAGCACCTGTGATGGTGTATCGATAGATGGTGAGTGCGTTGTTACCGGTCAGATAGATGTAGTCATCGCACCCTTCGATCACGTACACACTTGTGGCGTCTGGGGTAGTAGTCCACGTAGGAACGGTTAGAGTGTTACCGGTGTTAGAGGCAATGATACGGATTTGACCTGCGCCTGTTCCACCCACGATACGGACTTGGTAGTTAGCCCATTGGTTAACAGTCCAAGATTTGGTGGTGTTTTGCAAAGTCGTGGAGCTTTGTACACCTGTAGCCGTGCCATTTGCAAAGATAAAGCCACCGGCACTTGCACCAGCAGCCATAAATGGACCGCCACCGTAAGTTGAACGTAACTTCGCATCAGTACCAAACGTTGTGATACCTGACGGGAGTGCCAAGTTAACACTCCAAGAGTTGGTCGCTACGTCGTAGTACTTAAACTGTGCAGTGGCAGATGAAGCAGCCCAAATGTACCAACGCCCAGTTAGAAGGAGGTAGTTACTGGTGGCATCAGGTGTAACAGTCCAAGGGGTGGTTACAGTAACAACGCTACTCGTACCATACGTGTTGGAAGCGATTGTGCGTTCCTGACCTGCGCCAGTACCTGAGGTGATACGGATGGTATACCCGGCAAGGGAGCCGGGGATGGTGGTCGTAGAGTTGAGAGTGATAGACGAAGAAGTTCCTGCGGCGGCTACACCGTTAGGTCCGTAAGGGTGGAACGTTCCCGCAGTACCAGCCGCTACTGCTGCCAGACCGCCCGTGGGCAACGTAACCCATGCATCCTCAGCAGGGTTATAGATGTACTGCGCTCCTGCGGCTGAGCAGTAAAACTGCAACTGATCAAACAAGGTACTGGAGTTAATAAAGGACCCTGCGATGTTCACGTTGGGGGCAGGGGTGCAGAACTCCCATTGCTTACGATCAAGAATGCGTTGGAGAGAGTTTGTAATAGCCATTAGACCACCGTGATTCGGTTACGGTTTTGGGAAGCTGCTAGATAGAACTGTGCCTGCTGATCGTTGTTAGTGGGGTAACCACCTGAACTTGACAAGTTACCCACTGTCGTAATAGTGGAAATAGTTCCACCGTTGTTAAGCGACAAGGAAACACGCATACCACCGTTAGCGGGATCAATAAACCCAAGCCGGTCGATGATGGCACGGAGAAGGTGTGACACCTGTTGAGAGTCGTCAGCACTCTCTAAGTCACCAAACACATTACGTAATGTCATTAGGTACCATCCTCGATCCAGATTGTTAGAGAAGACTGCGAAGTGTCAACCCACATGTAGGTGGGTTCTGATGTAACTGGCTGCGTTGCTTGAATGTAGACAGCAGGCGAACCGCGCAGCGCTGCACCAATCTCAACCCAATATCCATCATACCACACGTACTGTCTGGCATTATTGCTATTGAGCCACTGGTCACCGAGTGCTGGAGATGCGGGTGGCGTGTCGCTCACGGACTGCCGAGGTCCCATAGGGCCTGTTGCCCCTGTTAGGCCGACGGGTCCTCTAAATGCTGTCTGGCTGCTAAACGTGCCGACTGTTGTCGACGATGTGCCAGCGCTCATCAGGTTGACGAGGTTGACTGGCGTGCCCTCTCCATACGGAAGCTGCATGTAGAACTTTACTTGCTGCGATCCGTAGATGCGGGCCGTGACCTCGTATGCCCACTCTTTAGGCTTTAAAAGAGGGTTGTCCGTTACCGGCAACTCTAAAGTAAAAGCGCCGTTGGTGTCGAGGGTGACGACAATGCTCGCCGTGTTCAAGATGATTGTGTCACCTTCGTCGAGAATTCTTGCCGTCGGCCTAAATGAAATTTTTCCCTGCGCAGGATTTCCATTAGCGGATATGTAGCTACCCGTAACGGTTCTCGTAAGCACATCGTTAGACCAAAGCATGGGCAGGCTCCAGATAGCACTTTGGTAGGAATTCTACCATAGTCTGCGGCCCTGTCACGGGTACTTGGTCAGTCGAGCCAGACCGTATACTCGGCCGTAACCCTTCCCTTTTCAGGGTCGATGAAGTGCAGACGCTGTGAAGGAAGTCCCTTTGCGGCAACAAATTCTGCTGCATAGACACTTTCACTTTCAGGAGAACCGGATACGAAGATGCGGCCGCCATTGGCCATGACCAACGTCATGGGCGTGTGGAAATGTCCCATGTAGACATCTTTGAACTCAGGCACAACACCTGTCGCCCAGGCGTTGCACTTACGAAGAATTCCAAACGCCGGAGTTCCACCGCCAAAGCTCTTGATCTCGTCGCCATGAACGATCAATGCACGATACGCTCCGACTTCCGCAATCTGGTACCAATCAGCTGAAAGCTGCCACGTGACGTTCTTCAGGTCACGAGTTCTGTCCTGCGTGATCTTGTACGAGATCGCGTCGATGTTGTCATTTGCCGGCAGTTCACCTTTTTTGCCAAGTCGGCCATGGTTGCCGTATTCACAGATCACGTGAACCTTGTCAAAAAACTCAGCCAAGCTTCGCACCATGTATTCTTCGATGCGAACTGTCTCGAAAAGCTGTTCGAACAAGTGCGCTTCTACTTCCCAGGCCTGGCCAGGGAAGATAGTGATGCCCTCGACCATGTCACCGCCGAACACGAGAACAGCCTCTCGAACGGGATGATGTGTGCGCTGAACAACCGTCAGTTCATAGATCTTGTCGACGAACTGCCGCATGCGCTTGTCGCACTTATCAATTCCGTAGTCAGCTGTCTTTTTGCCAAGTTGCCAGTCAGTCGCATGGATAAAAGCGACTTCACCTTTGTGCTTTCGAGAATCTTTAGCCGGCTTAACCTTTGCAGGAAGCGTTCGACCGGTCGACATAGCCGCGTCCTTTGCGGCTGTGTAGACGGCGTCGACTATGATCTCGTTTGCGCGACGGGCCTTATACTCTGCCTGTTGTGCGCGCTTGAGGGCTTTGCGGAGTTCGACGATTTCGTCTTCCGCTCGAATGTCATCCGAGAGACTCATGAATGTTGGTCACCAATTCTCCGCGACGGTAGCGGGCGATTACGTCTACATTAAGCTTGTGACCACGCTTCTTCATCGCCTCTCGAATATTCGAGGCGGGAATGGAGTGGTCGTCAAGCGCGGCTAGCAGGTCTTCGCGGTCTTCGTCGCTGAGTTCTTCGAGGATCTCAAGAATTCTTGATTTCTTGCCCATCCTCGAGCCTTCACTCTTGATGTCATTGAGCAGGTTACCCACAAGTCTCCTTATGTTTAGTACGTGTACGGTACGCCTTACTGCAAGATGTATTAAACGCTATCACATGTCGCAGACCACTATGCCTGTTAGAGTTACTTTCCTAGTAGTGCAAAAACGACGCGGCACGTAACGAGATGGCAACGTCATGGGTTATATTTGTATGGCACCCGTCGATTGAGTTGATCGTCGGGACGACCTCTCCACACATAGGACATCTGATGACAGTACTTCTGTCTTTTGCTTTTCAGCTGGCAGACCAGTGACCGGCTGGGACAACGCCAACGGGCGTTTAGGACCAGCGGCAGCTTGGTACGCCAAACAAGGTTGGCGTGTCATGCCCTGCTATGGCATCGTCAACGGACGGTGCACCTGCGGCGGCACGCACCTCGAGCCGAAAGACGTGGGCAAGCATCCGTCAATCGCCGAGTGGAACGCCAATGCAACAAACGATCTCGGTATCGTGCAGTCTTGGTGGCCGACTGACGGTCAATCAAACGTAAGTGTTTTTTGCCGGCCGAGTGGCTTTTTTGTTATTGACATCGATCCACGTTCCGGTGGTCCAGAGTCTTTTGAGAAGTTCGAAGAACTTGTCGAAGGTGCGCTACCGCCGACTGTCGAAGCGATCACCGGCGAATACTCTGCCGGCGGAAGATCAATCCGCGGACGGCATATCTTCTATAAGTGCGACGAGGCAGAGGCGCTTGTCGGAAACTTAAAGAAGTCTGGTCTTAACGGGATCGACATCAAGCACAACGGTTATGTGCTTATTGCTCCGTCACGACATTTTTCTGGCGTGTGCTATGAATGGGTCCCTGGAAAGGCACCCTGGGAAATTGAAATGGCTGAGGCGCCAGAGGAACTTCTCGCGGCTCTTCGCAAGCGATCACGTCGTCTTGAAAACGCTCTTGGCGAAGGCGAGTGGGGCTTCCTCGAGGGACTCGAGTGGGGCGGCGAACGCGTCGATGTCGATCGTCTTCTTTCAGACGGAATCGACGAAGGCTCACGCGCCGTTGATATCTACGCGATGACGTGCGCGCTTGCCAACAAGTTCCCGGTCAACACCGAGGCTGGAAAGCTTGCCGTCGAGACGATGATGATTCGGTTCAACGCCGAAAAGGTGCGTCCGCCGCTGGAACTCGAAGGCCCTGGCGGACTTCTTATGCACGTTCGTCGTGCAATCCAGTTTGTTATTGATAATCCGAAGACTGAGCGACTCTGGCCTGGCCTGCAAGAATGGGCCGTTAAGTCACAGGAAGAAACAAACAATGCTGCTAAAAAGCCTAAGCCGAAGCCTGATCAAGATCTTCAAGATTTTCGCTACGCTGACACTCAGCTACCTGGCACTATCGGTGGTTCTGTACATGGCTCTCTTATTGACGGCGACTCGCTCGCGATTGCTAGCCGCCTTTCAAACATCGACGTTCCACTCGACCCTGACGCGCTTGGCGAAGATGAGGGTGGAGAACCTGGTAAGAGAACCCTCACTGATACCGGAAATGGACGGCGACTTGTCGATTCGTTTGGCGCGGCTGTTCGGTACACTCCGGGACTAGGCTGGTTCCACTGGGACGGCAACTACTGGAAGCCAGACGTTGAGAGTCTCGAGATGCGTGAACTCGCAAAAAAGATTTCGCCGATCGTTGCAAGCGAGGTTGTTCACTATCTCGACGATGCCGACAAGCAAAGCGAGGTCGTTCGCTGGGCACAACAGGCAAAGTCAAACTCGCGAATCAATGCAGCGATCGAGAACGCCAACTCTGATCCGCGCGTTCTTCTGAACGTTGATCGCTGGGACAACGACGAGACGCTACTTGGCGTCGCCAATGGCGTCATTGATCTGCGAACCGGCGAACTTCTTCGTGGGCGCCCTGACCTGTACATCACGCGACGAGCTCCTGTAGCCTATAACCCTGGGATTCGCAATATCCGCTGGGAGCAGTTTCTTGATTTCGCCACCAGCGGCGACAAAGAACTGCAAGAGTGGCTACAAAAAGCCGCAGGGTACTCGCTGTCTGGTCTTCGAACATACGACATCTTGTTTCTTGTCTACGGTCCTCCGGGCTCTGGTAAGAACACGCTTGTCGAGGCTCTCGTCAAGGCCATGGGAACAAACCAATACGCGTGGCCTCTCGACTCAAGCATCCTTGCGCAGGGCGACGGTCAGTCGCATGGTTCCGACCTTTATCACTGGGCTGAGCTTCGCGGACGGCGATTCGTCTGGGTTGACGAGCTTCCCGAATCTGAGCGCGTAAAAGAAAACGCGATCAAGAAGTTGACGGGCTCGAGTGAGATTTCAGCTCGTTCGCCGGGTGAGAAACCGTTTACATTCCAGTCGCGAGCAAAGCTGTGGATCACCACGAACCACAGGCCGATCATCAATGATGACGCGATGTGGCGGCGTATTCGTCCAATTCCGTTGACGAACGTTCCGGAAAACCCAGATCCTGATTTGAAGCACTACATCTTTGATCCAGAAGGTGCACTTCCAGCCGTTCTCTCGTGGGCTGTTGAGGGCGCGATCAAGCTTCTTGGTTCCAGCGCTCGTGATGCGCTTGGGTGGTGCAAGGCCGTCAGCGAGGCGTCAGAGATCTACCGAAAGAACGAAGATCGAATCGGCTTCTTCTTGCTCGAGGAGACCAAAGAAAGCGAAGGCGCAACGACGCCGATCAAGTCGTTGTACGCCGTCTATCGAGTGTGGTCAGAAGAACGCGGTGAAAAGCCGATGACACAGATCGCATTCCAGCGCAAGCTAACTGAGCGTGGAAACAAGATCGAAGGGTTCGGCTCACGCGCTGAGATACATGGTCGCATGCTGATGCCGAGAGCTGTAACGAGCACTGACATTGACTGGGGCATGGCGACAAGGTTCGCCCGATGAACTGCGCGAAAGGTATCGTATGCTAAGCGTATACGGAACAGTTTGTGTTCAGCTAGGAGGCAGCGACCTCACTGTTGCCGACGTGCGTAAGTGGCTTGAACGTGTCGACGAGGCGCAGATTCCAGACGACACGCCGCTACAGATGTCGTCATTGAAGGTCGTCCTAAAAGGTAACTTCTTTGAGCCTGTGCACTGCGGAGACTGCGCGCCAAAGAACGAGCATATAGGATATTCCATATGGGACAGAGACTGCAGGCTTGACAGCCAGCAATAAGATTTGACGCTTCTTGGAGAGGTCAGCGTCAAAGAAGTAAGGGCCGGAGTGCTGCGCTTGCGCCGCTCCGGCCTTTACGATTCTTCGGGTATGCTCTTGTCCTTGAGGCCGTTCAGCAGGGTGTAGACCGTTGACGCGTACCACTGTCCACCGTGCGTGGTGGGCACACCGTCAGCATTGAGAAGCTGGGCGATCTTCGAGTACGACATGCCGATATCGCGAAGTGATTGGATCCGCTTGCGCACGTCAGCAGGGATCTTCGTCTTTGGACCAAGGTCAACGCCCCAGTTCTTACCAAGCGCGCGGCGTTCCTTGTGAACGTCCTTCTGCCGTTCTGCGATGATCGCTCGTTCCATCTCGGCGAGGGCGCTCATGACTGTCAGCACGAACCTAGATGAGTACAAAGATGTGTCCAAATTGAGGTCTAAGAGAACAAGTCGCCAGTGATATTTTTCAGCGTGGTCAATGATCGCTAGGAAGTCGCGAGTCGATCTAGCTAAACGATCTATTCGCGTGACAAACATAGCATTTGCAGATCCGTCTTCCAGACGCTTGAGCGCCTTCTTGATTTCCGGTCGACCAGAGATGCTCTTACCGGATCGACCTTCCTCGCGGATGACTTCGTAGGACACGACGCCTGCAAGCTCTGCCGCCCGCTTTAGTTCACGTTCTTGCGCGTCAAGTGAAAGCCCGTCAGTAGCTTGCATCTGAGTAGAGACGCGCACGTAAAGAAGCGCGTGTTCAGTCTTCTTATCGCCACTACTACTACTCACTGGCGGATGCCTTTCGTAGTCCCTTGTTCCATGGCGCCTTGCCCTTTCTTGCTTCTGACAGCTTTCTTCGCTGTTCTTCAGACATCTTCTTTCCCCTGTTCGGCGGCACGCGTCCTTTGAGGGAGCCTGAGAGCTTTTGCCTAGTCTCTTCAGAGACTGTCTTTCCACGGTGTGCGTCGCCGATCTTTCTCTTAGACTCCTCTGTGTGAGTTCTTCCAGTAGAAGCCATTGCAATCTTTCGTCGACTTTCTTCGGTGTGATTGCTTACGCCTTTTCGTGCTTCAGAAAGCTTTCGTCTTGTCTCTTCAGACGCTTGCTTACCCTTATTGTGCGGCACTTGTCCTTTCTTAGCTGCTGACATCTTGCGCTTGGCATCTTCGGAATGCTTTCTGCCAGTGGCTTTTTGCCTCAGTTTTTCAAGACTCTCTTCTGACATATTTGTGATCCCTTCTCCGCCTGAAGTACAGTTAAGTAGATCTGCGCCAGCAGTGCGGAACGCGGCGATTGTCGTAATTTCGAGTGCCACAGCGTCATCCCATGATGCGCAGGTTCCGATGACGACCGGAATCACGGCGTCACCATGCTTTCTCATCCAGTCATACACCGGCAGCTGATGACCGTTGTCTCGTCGAATCTTATGGCTATACCAGCGCCTGTCGACTGTGTTGTACTTCGTGACGCCGACGTATCTAATTGCTTCGGGAGCTGTCTCAAGAACGAGACCATAAACACATGCCATATGTTGATTTTACACCCTATACTGCACTATCAGTCATTCTTGCTGTTGCACAGGGGACTGGGTCTCGTGAGGTCACTTGGTACAATTCAGATCGTACAACGTTTTGGTTAAGGTTATATAGAAAACGGCCCTTCTACCTCGTGCTTTGCGTGCGAATTTTCCGCTGCAGCGATGGTCTAGGCGTTATTTTTATTAGATCGCGGTCTAGCTGTGATTTTGGGTTAAGATGACCAGGCGGTGGCTTCTGGGAAGCTGGCGGTCTCCAAAACCGCTAGAGCAGAGTTCGATCCTCTGACGCCGTGCAAAACCGGATTTTTTTCCGTACGTCACGCCGAAATATACCAATAATGGTATATTTAGTCCAGGCGGTCGGTAGCGAACTGACAACGGGAATTGGCACTAGTTCCGACCGCCAACATAGCAGTGTAGGGGAGCCTGGTCGTCCCCGCTGGCCTCATAAGCCGGAGATCGCGGGTTCGAATCCCGCCGCTGCCACCGAGCTCTTTCGACATCCATCCGTGGCTTGTCAAAGAACAGGAAGAGCTCACTAGCGAGCAAGGTGTTACGGCAGCACCTCTGCCTTCCAAGCAGATGGCCCGGGTTCGACTCCCGGTGCTCGCTCTCAGGCGCCAAAGTGCCATTTTTCCGCTGCGACTATTGTAAGATAGTCGAAGGCGTCGAAGGAGAGGTCATGGCGACAAATAAAGAATTCGTTGCAAATAAGGGCATTGTTTTCGTGCTTGACGACACGTATGCCGATCCAGGTCGACTCGCTATCCGCGACGTGTGGACATACTCTGGTTCGAAGTACCCGATATTCATAATGCACGGGGCGAACCTAAGTGAAAAATCTAAAGAAAAGATCTTGGAGGACTTCAAGCATATTGGCGCTCCTGACAACGTGATCCGCTTTATCGACGTTAGTCACAAGGGCGACATGTTCGCCGGGCTAAACGTCACGCATGCCGGCGAGATTTCGTACGCCAAGCTTCTCATGGGCGACCTGTTTTGGCTGCCGGAAAAGATATCCACCGCGTACTACTTCGATGTGGATATTCTTGTCGTTCGAGATCTGAGTGACCTCTTTGAGATCGTACCTAAGAAGGCGCTTGCAGCCGTCGACCATCTTTCAAACGAAGATCACGTACGACTTCTTGGCACAGACGGGATCTATCACAACACCGGCGTGCTTGTCGCCAACTTGAACCGCTGGGCGACAATCAACGCTCTTGAGAAGTTTCAGCGCGCGATTCAAGATCACCGTCGAGACATAGTCCACGTGGACCAAGACGTGTTTGCGATCGCCTTTGATGATGAGTTTGAAGAACTTCCGATCGAGTATAACTTCGTAAATAGCGGTAGATTCAATCCGTTCTTCAAGAAAGCAGAAGCCACTGACTGGGAGCCTGCTGAGATTAGCCCGGCGATTGTGCACTTTATCGGTCCAGAAAAGCCGTGGCACAGCGGATCTTGGCAGTTTTCTTCGAAGCAGTGGCGCAGTCGTCGAAAAGCATTGTAAAAACGGCAATCTACGTCGTGCTTTGTGATTTTTTCCAGTAGACCGTAATACAAATGAAATATTTGTGATAGGGTAGAACCTACGTCATTCTGACCAGCGCAGTAGTGCGTGAATGACGGCACTCCAGTGAAATGAGACGGTGATCGCCGCCCTCTGCAATCAGAGGACGGTTCTCGTTTTGCAACCTACGAATACGCCTGTTGAGTTTGCACAGGCGCTTATCCGAAAGGAGCGAACCATGGGAGTACGGTTCAATAAAAGAGTAATCATTGGTGCGTTCATCGCAGCCACCTTCAGCCTCGTAGCCGCGACAGCTATGACAGGGAACCCGAAGGAGGTGGAAGCAGGAGCGACGTCAACGACGAATGTTGAAACGACGGTAGCGACTACTACAACTTCCACTACTTTGGCTACTGTCAAAGCTGCAGCAACTACAGTGGCGCTGAAGCCGGCCGTGCGCGTACCGTCAATCAGCCCAGTGACAAAGATCAACTCGTTGGTCTACTCATACGGCAACGCGACTCCTGTTATTCAGGCGTTTCGAGCCGTTGCGACTGCGCGCCGTTGGACACCAGCGTCAATTCGGCTTTGGGAACCGTTCGTTATCAACATTGCTCGGAGAGAGTCCGGGTTTTGCTACAACGTTCGTCGAGGCGTAGTTCTTGCCAACCCAAAGGGATGCGTGATCAAGCGCCAAGGAGTGCATAGCGACTCCGGCTTTGGTCAGTTGATTTCCATCCACTACAAGCCAGGCGCATGGCTTTGCACTCAAGAACGTCTGTGCAGCGCTAACGCGATCGTCAGCACTCCGTGGAATTCGATGACGGCCCTTGTGGCTCTCGTCGAACGAAGCGGACGCCAGCCGTGGTGCTACACCGCTCGGCTGCGTGCAGGGGCGATTTGTCGTAGCGCTCCTCGAGGACTTCCTCAGCGTTGACCATTGTCTTTTAGACAAAAAGAATTGGCCGCGACTTGCGTCGCGGCCTTTTCTTTTGCGTTTTTTCCGCTGCAGCTATTAGCTGTTATTCGACTTCTTGCTCTTCTTTTCGGCGATCTCGTGGGTTCGCAGAGGGTTGTCATGCGGAAGACGGGTGCGCTTCTTTCCGGCCTTCGTGCCCGGAACGATTTCCGTCTGGCCAGTCAACGGGTTGATGCGCGTGCGCGATCCGGATGCTGCCTTTGACTTACTCTGCTTGCCCATGCTATTGGCTTGCCTTCCTCGGCCTTGTTGCCTTTGCCGGTTGAACTACAGGGATCTGAACTGTCGGCTTCGTAAGATGCTCTTCGATCTTGTCGAACCGCTCGTTTGATCTTACGATGTAGTCTGTCAACGTGGTGTGTATTTGGCAGACAGTTTCGCGAAGCGTCTGCTCTCCATCACCGACATGGTTAACTGACTTATTCACCTGTTCGGCAACTAGGTGCACGCTTCCGACCTTGGCTTCGAGTCGGCGAAAGCCTCGAATAGCGATAATCAAAAGTGCAAGAGCTCCTAGAACAGTTGCAGCCGCAGTGAGTATTCCAGCAAAATTGTCAGCAGTGAGATTGGTCATCACTCTCTCCGTTAGATTTCGGCCGCACTTTGAGTGCAAGCTGGCAAGTTAGATGTTGTCAGCGTCGCTTTCATCTTGGGAACTTTCTACCTTCAGGTACGCACGCTTCGCCCTCGCCCTTAAGAAGTCGAGCCAAGTCTTCGACCTTGATCCATCCGTCGCCTCCGATACCGTAGTCAGATCCCCACGAGTTTCTTAGCTTGATGACCTCGAACTGATTGCTAAGTCCTTCCTTGAGGAATCTCTTTTTGGGGCTGTATCCTGTCGCAAGAATGCAGTGGCCTCCAACAACATTACCGCTGACATCGATAAGCCCGGACGGACGCGTCTCGTACATCGAGTCGTACCACGGAATACCAAGCACTACAGGGCCGTGGGCGATGAGAGTGTCGATGACATCGACGATCCCGAATGCCCAGCGATATCCTGTTATGAATCCCATTGACTGGACGATCTTTGCGCCAGCCAACACGGATGTTCCTTCGTAGTCTTCGCCAGGAAACTCGTCGATCTTCTTTGCTTCGTTATAGACACCTAACGCCGTCGCTTCGGGATACGGAAACCGAACTTGCACTGGTCTTGCGCGTAGTTCGTTGGTCCAGCCGAAGCCGACGCAGGCGCCCTCTCTACCCTGGTCTATGACAGGCTTCGGGACATACCAGGTTTTCTGTTTGATGGCGATAGACGCAGGTAGAGCGGCGCGTATGGGATAGGCCAGCGATCGTTCGTCGTGGCGTGATACCCAGTCAAGTGTTCGACTCATTTTGTCGCCAGCCAGTCGACTGTCTTCCATGTCTCAGCGCCTACCCAGCCGTCAATCGACAACTTGAAGTAGCGTTGCAGTTGCCGAACAGCAAGCTCAGTCTGCGGACCATAGACGCCGTCAATGACGATCGCCTGCTGTCCGCACTTGATCTTGAGCACGCCCTGCAGGTACTTGATTCTGTCGCCGCGGTCGCCGAGCTTTGCAGCGGTCTTATTAGCCAACGGCCACAGGCCCCAGTATCCGCGAGCCGGATCAAAGATCGGAATGCCGTTTGCTCCAAGTATTGCCCGCTCGAAGTCAAGTACGGCTTGCGGAACCTTGTCGCCGGCGACGTAGCGGATATGCCACGGCTCGCTCTGATCTTCATACGAAAAGCCGAAGCGAATCACGTTGTCTCTGAAGAGCGTAAACTTGGGATGCGCTGTGATCGCGGTAGCATCGTCCGGACCTAGTCCGTCGATCGGATCATTGTCGAACGCTGTGTCGATGGCAAGACCGCGGCCGTGGTTGCTTGTCCCCGGAATAGCCGCGCCAGCCAGCGATCGTCCCGTGTTTGGGTCTCTACGAAGATACCACCACTGGTTGTTCCACCACTTGCGAGGCTGGCCGCTGATGTAGCTCGTCGTGTAACGCTGCTTGAACAACGTCACTTGCTCTTCGTAAGTGCGATACATGCCACCATAGGTGAAGGTCAACGGAAGCCCTTGTGCGCCGGCCCAGGCCACAAGTGCGCGCCAGGCGCGCGCCGCGGTGTGATGCATCTTTCCGCGGGGGTGGATCTGAACTAGTAGGCTCACATCGAGGTTACCGTTGGGCTGGTTTGTAATGTCAGCCGGTAGTACCACTTTTGCGATAGGGAGAGTCATCTCGTATCCTCCTGCCATTTGTCTGGCATCTTCGCAACAGGAGTTGCTATGCATAATTATAGCCCAAGATACGACACTTATTTGAGCGCTTATACCGATTCAAGGCTGATTTTTCCGCGGCAGCTATGGATGATGACGTAGAATACTGCGATGAAGAGCCATCCCTTTTTCGGGATTTCCGAGCCAGTCGCGAGCGTCTCTAAAAAGCTGATTCGAGAGTCCGACGAGTACCACAAAGTGCACGCTGCGAGACTGACAAGAACGGCCGAGCTTTTGGTTCAAAACGCTGGCGACGCTACGAGGTTGCTTGAGCTAGGGACAAGTGGGTACTTTCCACTGCTATGCAAAGAACTTTTGCCGAACATGGCTGTCGACGCTACGCACTTTGATCAAGGCAATCCTGAAGATAGTTCGGTGACGATCACACTCGGCGAGCGATCAATCGACGTCAGAGCGTTCAACCTTGATCTGGAATTCGGAAAGATTCCCGTCGCTGACGGTACGTACGACATTGTTCTTTGTTGTGAAGTTCTCGAGCACATGGAAATTGACCCAATGCACATGCTGAGCGAGGTCAACCGTATCCTACGAGATGGTGGAACTCTTATCCTGACAACACCGAACATTACGAGTTCTCGAGCGCTGCACAAGATACTTCAAGGAATCGAGCCATACTTCTTTATGCAATACCACAAGACACGCGAGTACCACAGACACAACTATGAATACTCTGCGCCGACGCTGGTTCGACTCATGACTGCTGCCGGGTTTAGTGGCCGCGTCTGGAGTGAGGATCTTTTCGAAGAAGGATTGCCGACGATCGTTAAAGAACTGAAAAGCCACGGCTTCCCAGTTGAGCACTACGGTGACAACCTGTTGTGCATCGCTACAAAGATTTCCGAAGTCGTCGACAGGTATCCTCATGGAATCTACGTTTAGCAAACTCGGTGGATCAATCCACTATCTTCGAAGACTAGTTGAAAAAGAAGACAAGGTCTGGTCCGCTTTTAATCCGTCGATTGCGTATTCACCAAAGCATGGATACGCCGTGTCAATACGCTCAAGCAACTACGTCATCACAGATCAAGGTGGACTTGTTGTCACCACCGGAGGGCCGATTCGCAACAGGGTCTGGTTTGCCGAACTGGACGATGACCTTAAGCTGCAGAACCTACGGCAGATTGATTTTTCCGGGTGCGGCTATGACTTCATTCGCGGAGTTGAAGATCCTAAGCTACTGTGGCGTGATGGGCGATGGATGTTTACGGCCGTTGCAATGGAACGGAATATCCCGATCGCACGTCATTGCGAATGCTATATGGACAAAGCTGCGACTACCGTAGAGAAAGTTATTCTCTTTGAAGGCGTAGAAAAGATGCGTCCGGAAAAGAACTGGATGACCGCGGCAAAAAAGCCAGCAAACTTTGACTATGTCTACGATGGAAACGGTGTCATCAAAGACGGAGTTCTGCATAAGAAGATCCGTGACTCGGAAGCCTTATCTGCGCTCCGTGGGAACACGCACCTGGTCGAGCAGCCAGACGGTACGTACCTGGGAATCATGCATCGCCTGTTGTTGACAAAGAAAAGCATGTTCATCATGACTGAGTTCGGTACTCGTGAAGTCACGTTGAAAGACTACCACCACTTCTTGGTGCGAGTTGACGAAAATGGGTGGGTCGTCGAAACAAGCGAACCATTCCGCTTTGTCTCTCCTGGGATCGAGTTTGCCGCAGGCATGGTCGAAAGAAACGATGAGATGCTGATTTCTTTTGGCAAGGACGATGTGTCATCACACATCGCATCTATAGATCTTAAGAAGTTCAAGAAGATGCTAAAAAGAATCGACAAACGCTAGGTACGTCGTGTCTTCGACGCTTGTTCCCTTGTATGATTAGGGTCAATGCCGGAGGGACATTCGATTCGACACCTTGCCAACGTCCACAATCAGTGGTTCGTTGGTAGCACGGTGATAATGACAAGTCCTCAGGGGCGCTTCTCAAAGGAAGCTGCAGCACTCGACGGATTCGAGTTCACAGGAACGTCGACCTACGGAAAACACCTGTTCTTTCATTTTGACAAGAGAATAGTTCATATCCATCTTGGTCTTTATGGATGGTTTCGGTTCTACAACTCGAGCGACACAATCGCCGATACGTCAAACATACGAATGCACATCGACACTGGCAGGTTCGTCTCGAGCCTAAGCGGACCGACAAAGTGCGAGTTGATCGACAGTGAGCAGATGTTGGACATCGTCGACAGGCTTGGCCCGGATCCACTTCATCCAACCAGCAGCAACAAAGAAGTTGCGTGGCACAAGATCTCCAAAAGCAAGAAACCGATCGCGGCACTTTTAATGGACCAAAGTGTGATCGCCGGCATTGGAAATGTGTACCGTGCTGAATTTCTCTTTTTGAGTAAGCAAAACCCGTTTACTCCCGGCAACTTGGTTAGCCGGTTGAGTTTTGATTCGATCTGGCGGAACGCGTGCGCCTACATGTCAGTAGGTGCGCAGGACGGAATGATCCGCATGGTGCATCCGAGTCATATGTCAAATGAAGAACTTGACATGCTAAATGACAAGATGCAATCGTCGTATGTGTACAAGCGCACTGGCCAGTTGTGTCGTCTTTGCGCTTCTACCCAGATCACGTCGACCTTACTCAACAATCGAACACTGTATTGGTGCCCGACATGTCAACGGTAGAGACAGACAACGACACGACAACAATCGACAGTGATGGCGATCACGACAGGTTCGCTCACTACGTAGAACGTGATCAAATCACGGAAGCAATTGTCAACGGAATACCTGTGATCGCGCTGTGCGGAAAGATATGGATTCCGTCTCGAGATCCAAATAAATACCCGATCTGCCCGACGTGTAAAGAGATTCTCGCATCGTTCTACGCTTGAGGCTTTCTGCCGGCGTCCGCTGGTCCTAGTATAATTCAAGTACCGTCCGAAACAACAACATTTATACCCGAGGTGCCGCGTGTCTTCTCTGTTCTCTTTCCGCCTAACGGACGACTTTGTCGCTGGCTACAGGCGCAAGAACCCGCCATTTGGGTATACTGATGCTGTTGGAAACTCTGTCGGTGAGATCACGTTTCTTCGTACGTATTCACGGTTGAAGGCGGACGGCACCAAGGAAACTTGGGCCGAAGTCTGCGAACGCGTCATCAACGGAATGTACTCACTGCAGAAGGACCACTGCAAGACCAACCGTCTACCGTGGAACGACGCACGGGCGCAGGCTAGCGCAAAAGAGGCATACGAGCGTCTGTTCAACTTGAAGTGGACTCCTCCTGGTCGCGGGCTTTGGGTGATGGGAACTGAGCTCGTCAACCTTCATCGCAACTCCGCCGCTCTTCAGAACTGCGCATTTGTGTCGACAGTTGAAATGTCGAAGAACAACCCGGCAAAGCCTTTTGCGTTTCTCATGGAAGCATCGATGTTGGGTGTAGGCGTTGGGTTTGACGACCTCGGCGCTGACAAGGACTTCACGATCTACAAGCCGGCTGACGACGAAGTCACATACCACATTCCGGATACCCGTGAAGGCTGGGTTGAGTCGATGTCATTTCTTCTCAACTCGTACCTTCGTCCTGATCAAGCAAAGTTTGTGTTTGACTATTCGCAGGTACGCCCGGCCGGTGCTCCGATCGCTACGTTTGGCGGAACAGCCGCCGGACCCGGACCGCTGATCAAGCTACACGATCACATCAGGAAGTTGTTTGACGGTCGTGCAGGACAGAAGCTTACCCGCACAGACATTGCAGACATCGGCAACCTCATCGGAGTGTGCGTCGTGTCGGGTAACGTTCGTCGAAGTGCCGAACTTCTTCTCGGCCGTCTTGATGATGACACGTTCCTAAACTTGAAAAACGCTGAGGTGTTTCCTGAGCGCAACTCGTATAACGCGGATGCACCCGGCTGGGGTTGGATGAGCAACAACTCGGTGTCCACCACGGTCGGCCAGGACCTTTCCCGTATTGTCGACGGCATTGCTCGTAACGGGGAACCTGGCGTGATCTGGCTGGATGTCTCGCGACTCTATGGCCGCCTTGCTGATCGACCCAATAACAAGGACTGGCGCGTCGCTGGATACAACCCGTGCGCTGAGCAATCACTTGAGTCGTATGAATGCTGCACTCTCGTCGAGACGTATCTTGGTCGTCACGAAACCCTCGAGGACTACAAGCGCACGTTGAAGTTTGCGTACCTGTACGCGAAGACAGTGACACTGCTGCCAACGCACTGGGAAGAGACGAACGCAATCATGCAACGCAACCGTCGCATCGGTGCGTCAATGTCTGGCGTCGCGAACTTCGCAGACCGCAAGGGATTGCCTGCGCTCCGCACCTGGATGGACGAGGGCTACGGCACAGTCAAGTACTACGACAACGTCTACAGCGAGTGGCTCGGAATTCGCGAGTCAATCAAGATGACGACCGTGAAGCCGTCTGGCACGGTGTCGATTCTCGCCGGCGAGTCGCCTGGCGTGCACTGGACGCCGGGCGGTGAATACTTTATGCGCGCGATCCGGTTTTCCAATGAAGACGCTATGGTGCCGCTCTTTAAGATGGCGAACTACCGCGTTGAACCGGCGAGTGAATCTCCAGAGACAACGTCGGTCGTCTTTTTCCCGATCAAGTCTGGTGCACGTCGATCTGAGAAAGACGTTTCGATCTTTGAGAAGATGGCGCTGGCTGCTACAGCTCAGCGGTACTGGAGCGATAACTCCGTATCAGTAACGATTTCGTTTGATGCTGAAACGGAAAAGGACCACGTCGGAACCGTTCTTCATATGTATGACGGACAGCTCAAGACCGTATCGTTCTTGCCGCAGGGCAACTTCACTTATCCGCAGATGCCGTACACGCAGATCACGCAAGGTGAATACGAAGAAGCAGCGATGAACCTGCTTCCAATTGATTTCACTGGCATCTACGCTGGACTTGCCTCTGACGCCATTGGTGAAGCGTACTGCACCACTGATGCTTGCGAGATCAAGTTCGTTGTCGAGAACAACAAGACAGCCTGAGCAGATAGGTGAATGACGTGATTACGACGCTTGCTTGGTTTGCTCAAGCTAATTGCCTTGGTCAGACCGAACTCTTCTTTACTCCTCCGTTTTCAGAGAATAGCAAAGTGCGGCACCGTCGAGAACGGGCCGCGATTGCTATTTGCAATGAATGTCCAGTGAAACTAGAGTGTAGAGACTACGCTCGCGAATCTGGCGAACTGGGTATCTGGGGTGGGGAGACGGAGGATCAACGCTGGAGTGGCGGATTCCTCAACGTCAACTCTGCAATTCGTCGTAAGCGTCCAGAAGACTACTACCAGCGCCGTGCTGAACAGGCACGTCAAGCTGCTGACGAAGCCTATCATACTCAGCAAGAGCGAACTGAACATACTTCTCTAGAACACGCTGATTGACATACTCGGTATCGCCGATCACGGTTCGAAGTGCCATGGCAAGATGGTCTGCAGCTACGCGCTCATCAAGAAGTTCTTCTTGAAGTTTGCGAATCAGGCTTTCAATCATCCGCGCTAACTCAAAAGCTCATCTCGCATGGCCGCAACTGCTGCGTATCCGCACGTACAGTCGTCGCCCTCTTGCATCCACGCGCAGCTATACCGATGCCTTGCATATCGACTAAGTGTCTCTACCAAGAGACGCGTGTCGTCCAACTTGTGTGCAAGCGCGAGCAGATCCGACCTTAGGTCGCTATTTGCAATTGCCAACCACTGTCGCTCACTATCGCCCTGCGCGTAGCCTGCCCGAAACGCGGGGTCGCTGAGATACCGCTCGTTCATCGCTTGAACCGAACCGCGTTGCCTGACGCCAGCAAGGCCGTTGAAAGATCGACAAACGGATCTTTGGTCGAAGACACGACAGCAAGATATCGACCAAAGACGTCGCTTTTTTGTGTGGTCACGAGGATCGGCCATCCATCATCAAAGGCGCCCCATTCCGTGAGCGTCTTGATTGTAAAGTTCTTCGCCGCTTGGCCGGCGTCGTGAGTCGGTCCATGCATCTCTGGCGTGTTGACGCCGAGAAGACGGAGGCGCTCGGTGCGCGTAGCGCGGAAGCCGACGTCGAGAATGACGTCGATCGTGTCGCCGTCGATGACCTTGACCGCGCGAGCTCGGTACGTAAACAACGGATATGACGCCATGACTATTCCTCTGAATGAATTAGCAGGTGTGTTGGACAAGGCCACTCTACATCGCACATTTCGCAGAATGAGTGTTTCCAGCCGGTCTCGTCAAAAGGTTGATGCAAGGCGTCAATCGCAATAAGTGCGTGAATTGCAGCATGAACAGAGTGACGATATTTAGATGGAGTACCGTTGTCTTTTAGAGCAATCAGTGTTTCTTTCAACCTGTCGACAAGATCAACCACGAGCGACAACCTTGGCGGTGAGCATGGCGATGGCCTCCATCGCTGGGTGTCGATGGTCACGGGTCTTGACAGGCTGGTCACAGCACGGGCACAGGTTGCGGTCAGCCACGGTCGGCCTCCTTGTTGCGGTCCAGGGCGGGATGCCAGTGTTCATCGCGCCACTTCGCTCGGGCTTCGTTCCACTCGCCATACCTTCGGCCATCGGTTCTATCCCAGTACTGACCGTTGGCGATCAGCCCCCACGCCAGTTCCATGCCGTCCATCAGCCGTTCCACCTCGGCACGCAGTCGTTCAATCTCGTCGGCGGCTGGATTGCCTAGCGCATCGCATCCGTAGGGGCAGTCGATTCTGCCCAATGCCCGCAGGTGTTCCACAATGTCGTCAGCCACGGCGGGCCTCCTTGAAGTAGTTGCCGTACTTATCCCAGTACGACTGGATAGCGGGGGTCAGCAACTGCCGCCACGACTGCTCATGGCTGGAACCGACCACAAGCCACGC